TTCCGAATGCAAAACATGAAGATAAACAAACAGCTATGAGATTAACCGGAACCGCATTAGTAAAGCTTAAAGAAATGTATAGTACTGGAGCGAAAGACAAAAAAACGGTTAAAACAGTAACTGCCAAAAATAAGGTATACTACAAAACTAAAGGCAGCACATTTAAAATTACTGATGAACTTCCTGTATTGAAACCCACTGCAATATTGGCAGCTAAAAAGAAAATGGGTGGATGGTCAATTACCGGAGAACTTTCAACAAAGAATGTTAGAGAGATGATAAAAAAGAAAACAGCAAAATTGATATCCGGTAAAATTGATAATAAGAAGAAATGGATACTCCCGAAAAAAGCTGAAGATATGGAAGTATCCTATAAAGGGAATTCTTTACAGATTAATGTAAAACAGATTAAGAAGATGAAAGAACGAACCCGGGCAACTGCCAAAGTACAAATTAAAATTCCATATGCATATGCCAAAGCTTTTTTGGTAAATCAAATTGCAAGCCAGAAAACTCGTAATAATTTTATCTTTAGAATGGAACATTCAAAGGGTTACAAAGCGTTTATGGAAGGGGCAGCAAAATGACATCAAAGCAAAAATTGGATGGAAAAAAAGCAGCAGAAGAATATAATAAAAAGAAAAAAGGTAAAGTACCATCTGCAGTTTTGGGGTTCATAGAAAAAAATAATATCACTGGAAAAACAGAAAAGGAAATGGATTCTTTAGTTGTTAGTGCGGTTAGACTTGGAGACGGAACACTTAAAGGTGAGGGTGATAAATTTAATGAATGGTGTGAAGGCAGAGGTAGAGGAGGATTAACAGACGATCTTATAGAAGAAATGAATGCGAATCCTTTTAACGCTGTGGATAGTATACGAAAAAACATACCTAATAATCCGAAGTTATGGCGAAGTTGGTGTACCTATAAAGCAGGCGGGGGAAGAAAACTTGTGTGAACTTTGTGTTAAACCTGACGAAAAAAACATTCTAGTAGAATTAAAAAATATTCATCATAATCCCGGGGCTAAATATGAAGCAGGAATATCCGCTTTAACAAAGGCTATGGGATATGATTCTGAACGGCAACAAGCCGAAATATCACCGTTTAGAGCTGTTAGAGAATTGGAAGATACCTGTAAAGATCATATAGAAAAAGGTCTTTTGGAATTGTATAACGAAATTGTAGCTTCATGGCTTACTCTCACAAAAGCGAAATCAAACACTTTTGTTTTAAATAAACGAATATTCATAAATCCAAAAACTGGGAAACCATTAACAACCGCACAATGGACAATCATAAAAAAGAACATCCTGAAATCGTTTGATTATTTATATGCTCATGAAGAAGAGCGGATAGCTTTACACGCATTGTCATTAGGTAAGGTTTTGAAAGGTCTTCCATTAAATGATCAACTGCTTGCTGGATATAAAACTTTGAAACCCGCTGTAGACGATGCCATGAAAAAACTTACGGGACCTGATTGGCAGAATACTGTAACCTTTGCACAACAAGAGGCTGGGGTAAGAATAGTTGAATTAAAACAGAAGCAGTATAAAGATATTCATTTGGTTCTTCAGAATGGAATAAAGAACAGGGTAACTACTCAAAAGCTTTCTGAAAATCTTTATGAGAAATTCGGAGCGATGAATCGGGATTGGCGAAGGATAGCCGAAACTGAAATCGGGAACGCTCAAAATACAGGACAGCTTGTTACTGAGTTAAATAGAAGACAGAAAGGTGAAAAATACGTTTTCATGAAAGGTATATCCAGTGCGGGTGCTTGTCCGTGGTGTAGTAAAGAAGTGGATGGTGTAATTGTTGTACTTCTGGAAGAACCTCCAAAAAGTAACAGCGATAAAATTATGGTAGGTGATACAGAATATACTGCTATCTGGCCGGGAAAAAGTAATTATGGCAGAGCAAGAGCAGACTGGTGGGTAGCTGCTGGAACGCAGCACTGTCATTGCAGATGCACGTGGGTTAAGCATATCCCGGGATATGAAAAATGGGATGACAAGTTTAAAGAAGCAATGAGTCAGGCAAAAGCTAAAGGAAAAGTAATGCAGGCAGCTGCGGAGAAGAAAAAAGCAAAGGCTAATCTGTTTTAAATATACAGACTATACATGTTATACTATATACAGGGGGAATCTAAGTGTTAACAACTGAAAATGATGTTGTTGTTATTGATACACCTAAAGATGAAAACTTAACAATAGCAGATGAAATTAGACTTATGAAAGCAGCTATACGTTTCATAATCAATCAAACTATGTCTTCTGATGAAACAAAGAAAATCAAAAGGCTGTATCCTAGTATTTTTGATTAAGGCTGTATTATGTCAAAACCTGTTGTTGTGTATGGCCAACCCCTAAAAAATGATTCTAATCTTAAGAAAGCACAAAGTGAACGTATGCAGCTTATCTTAACAAAAGGAACATTAGATGAATTTCGATGTGGTTCTTGTGGGGCATTATTATTCAAAGGATTACACCTTGAAAAATCAATGATAGAAGTTAAATGTCGTAGTTGTGGGGCCTTGCTTGTTTCAGACGGCCTCTCTATGGTATAATGAACATAGAGGTCAAGAACCCGATATGCTTGAAGAATTTATCTTGGAGCCTATCGGGTTTTTTGTATTACGATAAATAGGATGTGGAGAATATGGAAAATACTATTCAACAATTAACAAACCCGTTTTACACACCTCTTAATAGCGTTTTGGTTAAAGGTGTTGAAGAACAAGGTAAATGGATTATTTATTTACAGGCTTCAAATGAAATAGAAGATCAAGATGGCGAAACTGTAAAAGCCAGTGCATTAAAAAAAGCTGCAGATTATTATCTTTCTCATGGTGTTATATCATGGGACCACCAACACAAAATTACACATGATCCCGGATTTATTATTGGGGAACCCATGGATGTAAAATTTACTGATACAGGAGATACTCTTGTAAAAGGTTTTTTATATCAATATAACGACACGGCACAAAAAGTATGGAAAAATATTTCAAGTGGAGCCAAAAGAATAGGTGCTTCAATTGGTGGTGGTATTCTTAAAAAATCGGAATCAGTAATACAGCAGGTTGTCTGGGATGAAACCGCATTAACTCACAAACCTGTTAACGACGCAACACTCGGAAATGTCCGGATATTACCTTTTAAGGAATTTCAAAAAGCATTATATGCAGGTGGTGGAGTTGATGCTGGATCATTTACAGGTGGTCGGGCACTCATTCGTGAAAGTTTGCAGGGTGCGCTCGTGGATAATTCTGGAGAAAATGTAAATATGTCAGACGTTCGATCATTATTTACTACTCTTCTTAAGGGTATTCGTGATGGAAAAATTACAGATTATAACGATATGCTGAATTTCGTTTATGAAAGTGGATTTGAAGGAAATACAGCTGTTCGCATAGTAAATTATATTGCTCGTAAAGTTCCCAACGTTGTTGGAAATGGGCGATAAAAATATTAGGAGGGTTTCTATGAAAACCAATGATGGAGTTCTTCTTCAGGACGAACTCGATATTGAAAACGGTTTCAACGATGCAATTGACGACCTCCGTAAGTCGTTGGGTATGCCTGATACCGCCGTTCTTCAGAAGAGTAAAAAAGGAGACGATGAACCGCCTCCCGAAGAAGATGAAGAAGACGTTGAGGACGAAGAAGACGTTGAAGATGATGAAGAAGAAGCTGAAGGCATGCAAAAGTCTATTGAAGACGCTTTGCGGGAAGACCCTGAAGCTGCTGCAGCAATGGATGTAGAGCCTTTCTTACTTCAATTAGCAAAAGCTATTGATGAAAGTATGGGAACTATCGGAAAACGTATGGCAAAAGTTGAAAGTTTGGTAAAGAGCATAGGCGTTGCCTCTGTTGCTTCTGCTGATCTTCAGAAATCCATGCACGATACAATTATACAGATTGGTGGAACTTCTATTCCTTCAAAATCTGTTCGTACCCTTCAGAAAGCTCGTTTTGCTGGTTCTGATAATAAAGAAGTGGATACCCGTGATGTTTTGGCAAAAAGCCGAAGCTGGTTAAAAGCAGGTAAGATCAATCTTACTGATGCTGGTAATATTGAAGGCCGTATCAACAAGAATCTTTTAGGTCGTGTAAATGATGCACACGATAACAAAGTTATCGAACTTATGAAGGAGGAATAAGGATGAATCCTGTAGAAATGTCTCAGCAATACCCTGCTAATATGGTAGGACATGGTGATTTCGGGAATGTAGATGTTCTTGAAAACCTTCAGAAAGCGTTGTCAGCTGGTTCTGGCGTAGATGCAGCCTCCTTCACAGGTGGTCGTGCGCTTGTTCCTGAATCTCTTGAAAATACTCTTGTAAATGTTTTGTGGTCTCAGGACGAAGCTCGTCTTTTCCAGAGAATTAAAAAACAGCCCGTTTCTTCTCCTGTTCACCAGTGGGACAAAAGAACAGCGGTAGGAAACAGTGATGGTGCATGGGTCGGTGAAGGCGGAACTTCATACGAACAGGACCAGACTATCGCTCGTGTTTACGAAACTGCAAAATATTTGCAGACTCTCCGTAAAGCAACCCTTCAGGCTACTCTTTCAAACATGATTGAAAATGCCATGACCATTGAACAGAATGCCGGTGCCCTTTGGATCGTGCGTGAAGTTGAAAAAGCAATGTTCTATGGAAATGATGACATGGTTGCAGAAGAACCTAAAGGAATCATACAGCAGATCAATGCTGCAGCTGGAAATGTCGCAACCTATGGTTCTCCACAGGCTGATAATATTCTGGATATGCGCGGTAGTGCTGCAGACAGTGCCGCATTTGAAACCGCAATGAACGAATCAACTCGTGCCATCCGTGATAATTATGGAAAGGGTTCTCTTATCCTTACCAGCACAATGGTTATGCAGGATGTTCAGACTCTGATCAGGAATAGAATCCGGTTTGGAGCTGGAAGCAATGATATGGGTAGTGGTATTTTCAATAAATATCCTACACCTTTCGGAAATCTTGAACTTCTTGATGATGTTTTTATTCAGGAAGGATCAACTGTAGGAACTGCTTCAGTGCTTGCACTTGCACCTTCTGCACCTACTCAAAGTGTTGCACCTGCTTCTGTTGCTGTTGCTGGTAGTGAAATTTCATACTGGACCGCAGGTGATGTTGGAGCTTACAAATATTCTGTAACTGCATTCAGTAAATACGGAGAATCCGCAGCTGTTGCAATGACTGATTTGGGTGCTTCCGTAGCTGGTCAAAAAGTTACTATGACTGTTGCCGATGGCGCAATCACAGGAACCGCTTTCAAAGTTTATAGAAGTAAAAAAGATGGTACAGAAGTACGCTACATGATGACCATTGCTCGTACAGGAGTTACTCAGGTAATTACTGATTTCAATGCGGAACTTCCCGGAACATCTCATGCATTTGTCCTGACAATGGATCAGGTGTATGATGCGATTGAATGGTTCCAGTTCTTGCCTCTTATGAAATTTGATCTGTATCCTACAAATCAGGCGGTTTATCCGTTCTTGATGCTTCTGTTTGGTTCTTTGGCTCTTAAAAAGACAGAACAACATGTCTATATTAAGAATATCGCCCCGGCTAATCTTGGCTGGTACTAAAATTGAGGTATGTAGTATTGGGGGTTTGGCCCCCTTTGCTATACGGGTAGAAAATAAAACAATATACCTGACTTTTATAACTTCCCGTTACCTAGATTGGTTTCTGGGAAGTTTTTAGCGATAGGGTATACAAAAATTAAATCATAGGAGATTTAGTATGGCTAAATTAGGTGATAGAATGCAAAGAGGTGGACCTATTTGGAAAGCTGTTTATGAAAGACTTAATGATCTTATTAACGGTCACAATGAACTTGTTAATATTGTACTGGGTGGTCAGGCCCCCCATCTGACGAATGATGTGACAAATGTCTTAACCCTGAATCCTGCAACTTCTGTTGATACGATTACCGATCTTGCACAAGAATTAATTACAAAATATGAAGCTCACCTTGCAAGTACAACGCATCATGTGGATGCAGATGTAACCAATACCGTAACTGAAACAGGTGTTCCCATTGAAGTTTATACGCTTTTAAATGAAATCAAAGTTGATTACGAAGCGCATAGAATCTTGACTGCAGCCAGCGTACATGCTGGTGCTGATTCTACTAATACCATAACCGCAGCAAACGCTACCACAAAAGCAACCGCTGTTTTACTGGCGGATGATCTACGTACTCAGTTTATTGCCAACTTTGCAAATGTAACTTCACATCATGGCGCATCTGATACAGTAGGTGTTGCAGCAGCAATCGCCGTAGCTGAACTGGATTCTGATTCAACTTGGACTCAAATTGCAGCAGCAGCCGACGCACTCCGGGCAGCTTATGAAGCTCATAGAGTCTTGACAGCAGGTCCTGTTCATGGGGCAGCCGATGCTACAAATACCGTGACAGCAACAGCAGTAGGAACTTTTTCAACTGCTTTATACGCGGGTATCAATGAACTGAAAACAGATTTCAATGCTCACATTGCTGAGTCTGGAACTTCTCATAAAATCATGGATACTTCTATGCTTGTAGAAAATGCTAATGCATCCAGTACAGCAACCGCAAAAGCACTGATAAATGAACTCCGTACAAATTATACCGACCATATCAGTAGAGCTTCAGAAGTAACGGGTGGGCCACTCGTAACCACATTGGATGAAGAATAAAGGAGTTAAATCATGGCAGCTACAGTAGTAATTGCAGAAACAAATGG